CCCCCTCCAGCACGGAGACCTTCATGCAGTCCCGTGTGGTCGTCGGTCGTGCCAATGCGTGGGCGGAGCTGGATTTCAGCTACGACATCACGGGCGGTGAGGACTTCATGGAGAACGTCGCTGAACAAGTCAATGACTATTGGAACGAAATCGATCAGGATACCCTCATTGCTATCCTCAAGGGCGTATTCAGCATGACCGACACGCAGGGCAAGAAGTTCGTGACGACCCATACGCACGACGTGACCGCCCTGCTGAACGTGGACGGCAAGACCGGCATCATGGATGCTACGACCATGAACACCGCCATCCAGCGGGCCTCCGGCGACCAGAAGGGCAAGTTTACGCTGGTGCTGATGCACAGCGTCGTGGCTACCAATCTGGAGAACCTGAAACTGCTGACCTACCTCAAGTACAACGATGCGGACGGTATGCAGCGCGACATCGGCCTTGCGACGCTGAACGGTCGTCTGGTGCTGGTGGATGACTCCATGCCCGTTGAGCACGGCTATGATGCCGCCACCGCTGCTACTGCGGGTGCGGTCAAGGTGGTTGCTTCCGGTGCGACCACTGGCCAGATTAACCTCGCGGACGTGAAGAAGGGCGATTTCTACCCCGCCAACGTTGCGGCGGATGCCTATGTGGTCGAGGCCACCCACTACATTTCCTATGTGCTGGGTGATGGTGCTATCGAGTACACCGACTGCGGCGCTAAGACCCCTTACGAAATGGACCGCAACCCTGCTGTCAAGGGTGGTCAGGATTTGCTGTACAGCCGTCAGCGCAAGTGCTGGGCGCCCTACGGTATTTCCTTCACCAAGGCCTCTATGGCTTCTGCTTCCCCCACTGACGCGGAACTGGCGAAGGGCGCGAACTGGGAGCTGGTATCCTCTGCGGGTACTACCAAGACGTACATCGACCCCAAGACCATTCCCATTGCCCGCATTATCTCCCTCGGCTAATCGCCGCAGGGATGAAAGGAGGGCGGTCTGAATGGCGCACGCGCAATACCTGACGTATGACGAGTACAAGGCATACGGTGGCGCACTTGCGCCCGCCGCCTATCCTCCGATGGAGCTGAAAAGCCGCAAACGCATAGATTACTTGACTGACTCTCGCGTACAGAACATGCAGACTGTACCAGATGCGGTCAAGCTCTGTGCGTTTGCGCTGATTGCTCTGGAGGAAGCCGTGGGCGTGGAAGCGCAAGCCACCAATCCCGCCGTCACCTCTTTTAACACGGACGGCTATTCAGAATCCTATGGCAATGCTCTGAACACTGATGAAGCACGTCGGCAAATGAACAAGCTGATAGGCGAGTATCTGTACGGCGAACGGGATGACGACGGCGTACCGCTTTTGTATCGCGGGGTGAGAGGATGAAGCTGTGCAATGATACGATTACCGTTTTCAACGCAAAGCTCGATCAAGCCCTTGATGCGACGGTGTACGTCCCGACCATGATTCACGGCGTGTCATGGTACGGCGGCGAAAAATCTACGGTGGATGCGAATGGCCTGAAAGCCGCAAGCCAGTACACTATCCGCATACCACTGAAAGCTGATGCCGGGGGTAAGACCTACGTTGACCCGGTGTACTGGCGCAATTCTGCGGACGTGGCGGGGCTGTATACCCTGAATGAGGGCGACCTGATGGTAAAGGGAGCGTACACAGACGCGCTGACGCTACCCGCACAAATCAAAGCCCTGCACGGTGTAACGATTCTCGCGGTCACGGACAACCGGCGAGCGCCGAACGCGCCGCACTGGAAGGTGGTGGGGACTTGAGCGTAACCATCAAAGCTGCTTTTCAGTGGAACGGTGACGGTGACCTTCTGCGCGCCAAAAACCTTGAAACGGGTGGGCGGGTGCAGACCGCTATCGACAATGCGGTCATTTCCTACTGTATGCCGTACTGCCCGTGGGAAACAGGCACGCTGGCGCGAAGTCCGTTTGCGGCTTCTCCTCCGGGCGGAGGGCAGGTCATATACGCAACGCCGTATGCCAGATACCTGTATTATGGGGAGGTCATGGGACCAAACATCCCCGTGTTTGAGGATGATACGGGAACGCCTACACGGTTCTTTTCACCGCCCGGACAGGAGAAGCACCTGACCGGCAGGGCGTTGACCTTCCGAACGGACTCTAATCCGCTGGCGGGTGCGTTCTGGTTTGAGCGCATGAAAGCCGACCACATGCAGGACATTTTGGAGGAGGCGAGAAACGTTGCCAACGGTAAATAACGTAGAACACCTCCGCAAGTGGTTTCGCCAATGTCCGGCACTGTCAAAGGCTAACCATTTCAGGGTTGACTATCTGGCCGAAGAAGCGACGGAGTACGCGCTGTATGCGGTTCCGTCTACCGTGAATTACCATGAAAATGTGCTGGGTGAGCACGTTCCGAACGATATTCAGACCTTGAATTTCATCTTTGCGTCGAAAGAAGCGTTCGGAGCAGCAGAAGCACAGAACATTGCCAATTATGGCTTCTATCAGGACGTAATTGACTGGATTATCAACCAAAACTCTTCCCGCAATCTCCCTTGCGTGAATGAGGGGCGCGTACTGTCAGTTGTCCCCACGCTGACGCAGTACGTCTCCGCGCCCGGTGCAAGCAGCGCAAAATACCAGATTCAAATCAAGCTGACTTATCGCAGACGCTAAGAACAAGGGAGCTGATTAAGTGTATGCGCGACTAATAAGCAGTTCCCTTTTCTTCTCCTCCGATGCCGGACGAATCAGAAAAGGGACTTTGTATCTCAATGACGGCGCGTTTTTCAGCGCGTCCGACCTGACAATTATTTCCATGAAAGGGGATAAGAAAATGGCAAAACTTGAACGCAACCGCGGTATGTATTTTGGCTCTTGGACGGGGCAAGACATCGAAGAAAAGGCCAGCGTCTCCATCGGCGACAGTTCGGGCGTTACCGCCTGCACGGTTACTGCCGCTACCTTCGGCACGTCGGTCAGCGACGTATCCGGCGAGTACACCTTCCTCTACGATGGCTCGAACTGGACGCTGAACGGCAACGTTGTCAGCGACATCAGCACCGCCTACGGTCTGTCCATCACCGGCGACCCCGCGGACGGCGACATTCTCGTTGTTGATTACACCGCAGCTACGGGCGGCTGGGAGGCGCTGGGCAAGGATAACGATGACCTCTCTAAGGAGCTGAATCCCGATACTGAAACCAGCAAGAACGTACTGGGCGAAACCAGCTTCAAGCACTCCGGCTATGAACCTGAAATCGGTCTCGACCCCTACTACATCGACCCCTCTCGTAAGATGTACGACCATCTGCGCGAAGTGGCGCTGGAGGAGCTCTACGGTGAGAACGACCTGATGGGCTACTTCGCTGAGGCGTATTTCCAGACCGCAAACCGCAAGACGCAGAAGATGACTGGCTACTGCTACGTCCGTCAGGCATGGTTCGTACCGCAGTCTACTGGCGGCGATACGGCGGGCTATGCGATTCCCGTTACGATTACGCCCGTTGGCCCGGCCACGAAGAAGAAGATCGTGTACGATATGAAAACCAACGAGGCCACCATCACCAACTTCACTGCCGGTTCCTGATGAGCGGCGCGTGAAGGGATGAGAGCGGCGGGGCAAAGCTACACGCGGAGCCTCGCCGCATTTTGTAGGAGGTAAACACGATATGGCGAACAAAACGAAGCTCCCGCAGACGAACCAGAACGTTTTCACGCTGGACGACGGCACGAAAGAGATTACCCTCGTCAACCCTTATGGAAAAGTCATTTGCAAGCTGCACATCCGTCCCGGTGACGTGTCCATCTACGACCGCTATAAGGCGCTGATGGACGATTTTGATTCCATCATTAAGCCGCTGTCCGATATGGACATTAAAAATGACGGCACATCGGAGTTTGACGATAACTGGGAAAAGCTGCAACAGGTTGAAACCGTTGTTAAGCAGCGCATTAACGCGCTGTTCGACATGGATGACGCAGACGCGCTGTTTGCAACCCGGCATCCGTTCTCGTCTGTCAATGGCGTTTTCTACGTTGAGAACGTGCTGACCGTTCTCGGTCAGGTTATCGCTCAGGCCATTGAGACGGAAACGAAGCTGTCACAGGAGCGTGTCAAAAAGTATCTGGCTGACCTCGAAAAGGATGTGACGCCGGATGCTGGGGCAACTGCCGACAAGCCTTGACGTATGCGGCACGGCATACAAAATCCGCACGGACTACCGTAACATCCTGCAAATATTCTCCGCCTATAACGACTCAAATCTTTCTGACAGCGAAAAGGTGTACGTCTGTTTGAGACGCCTGTTTACGGATTTTGATAAGATCCCAAGCAAGCACTATGAACAGGCATACGCTGCCGCAACCGCGTTTATCGACTGCGGGACGCGAGAGGATACGCCCGCGCCTAAAACAATCAACTGGGACAAGGACGAACAACTGATTTTTCCCGCCGTCAATAAAGCAGCAGGAATGGAAATCCGTGCCCTGCCCTACCTGCATTGGTGGACGTTCCTCGGCTACTACCAGTCCGTAGACCACGACGGGCTGTTTGGCTTCGTTCTGACCATCCGACAGAAGAAAGCGCGGGGAAAGAAGCTGGAAAAATACGAGCAGGAGTTTTATCGCTCCAACATCAATCTTTGCCGTATTGAAGAAAAACCCGCCCCGCAAAAGACGGAGAACACCCTGCAATCCATGTTTGATTCTCTCCCGGAAGAAGGTGAAACTTAATGGCAAACGGCGCAGACGGCTCTATTATCATTGATACCGGGCTGGACAATACCGGCTTTGAACGCGGATCTCAGAGGATGCAGCAGGCCATCCGAGGAGTAACGCAGGCGATTAACCAGTCCGGGCGTGCGGCTGCAAATGGTA